ACCTGATCCATTAAGTTTTGAGAATAAATAAGGAATCTATGTATCAACTCCTTGTCTTCATAGGAGGGAAAGTTTTCGTTGACGACTGTTAGCCAATCACTGGGATGAAGATACTCTCGTTGAATTTCTAATTGACCTTTATCATTTAGAAATACACCAAACTTAAACAGGGTGGCAATATTGCTATCCTGTTTTCTTTTTGGCAATTACTGGCCCCTTAGTTTCAAGGACTGTCTCTGCAAAAGAAACATCTTCAATATCATTCATCAGTGTTTCTATTCTACCACTGAGATACTCCTGTACATTCTTTCTTTGTATCCTGTGGTAGTCACCCAGATTCTCCAGAAGATAGGTTCGTTCCATCTCCAGACCTGCCAGATGTATTTTAATTTTCTCTTGTTGTTGGCTCATGTTTTTCTCCTAACTCTTTAATTTTTTTGTAAGCTTCTTGTAGTTGTTCTTGAATATCTCTAACATTTTTCCTCAAGATTCCAACTTCTCTTTGCATCTCCAGAAAATCTTCCAATCTTACTTCAGCAGTATAAGATTTAGTTTTCCTTTTCATCATTGTACAATATCCACCACCTCACATACATCTCCAGAGCAGGTGTATGTTTGACTTCCCATAGTATTATCTTCTTCTTCATACTCAGACAGGACTTGCCAGTCCACATCCTTTGGCATCTTCTTCAGAAGAGCTTCATAGTCCTCTCTGGTGGTATCCTGATAGGGTGCTTGCTTATAGGTATGTTCACTCATGGGGAGAAAACTGATACCTGACATTGCATCAAAGTTTTTATAAACATATGAACCAACCTCCATCCATTCATTCTCCTGTACAGAAACAGTAATGGAAGGCTTATGTTCGCACCAGTGATTTGAGTATACCTGCCATATCTTGAGATGATCAATGGCAGATATACTATCTCTTGTCAAGGCTCCTCTGGGTGCCTTCACTGGGAAACTAAACACTGACATGGACTGTGGCTTCAAGAGTTCATCCTCAACTGGAAACCCTTTCTCTGTCATGAACTTTGTCAGGGGGTCTTTCTTGTCAGCCCTGACAGTACGAATATAATAATCGGAATGTCGAGGGTGAATACCACTGGCAGCATCCACAAGTTGACTGACTGTACCGGAAGGCTTAACACAGGTAATGGCAGCAGAAGGTTCAATGCCCAGATACTTGGACCATTTTCTATTGGTGGACACAGCAGTCAATCGAAGGTTACTCAACAGAGAAGTAATATTTTCTTTTCCCACATTTGACATCATCTTGCTATCAAGAATACCTGTCAGGGATACACCCAGAAGTCTCTCTTCTTCTGTATTCCTCATCCATTGTCTGCTAAGACCTTTGAAGTCAGTGAAGCAGGACTGTATGGTTCCCAGTATGGTGGCAAGTTCCACCTTCTTCTGTAGAGTTTCTGATGTATCATCTGCTCTTATCACAACTTCAGAGAGATTACAGAACTGCTTCGGTCTTAGAATAATTTCAGAACAGGGGTTGGTTCCATAGTCAATGGAGGAATCTCTACGGCCATACTTAGCTGCCTGTTGCTGTGCAGCCTGACGATTGAAGATACCACGTTCACCAGACTTGCTCTCATAGAGAGCTGTCCATTCTCTCATGAATGATCCCATGTCTGCTGATCCATCGGTGTAACAGACACTGTTATTTGCCAGAGCACGATGAGGTTCTGTCTCCCACCATGATCCAGACTTGGCATGTCTCATACGGTCATCAGATAGATTGGACAGACTGATCAGGGCAGACCTTCTAACTCCTCCCACCACCACTACATCAGCCACCTTGCACATTAGATCATGGCATTCGATACTGGACAGCCTACGTCCAGCAGCCTTCTTGAACATACTACAGGTGAAACTGAAAAGATCATCCAGAGGGTCAGGACCACTGGCCCTACCACCAAAGGTCTTCAGTTTAGCTCCAGCAGGGCGTAGCTTGGACATATCCCATCTGGGCAGCATACCAGCATAGAGCAGGTTGATAAGCTCCTTGAAGCCCTTGAACCATCCCTCCTTGCTGTCCTGTACGATGATTGTTGTCTCACTCTCTTCAACAACATCAGGTATTGGAGGAAGCTGATTGATGTACTGTCTCTCCACAGAGAAGCCTACACCAGTTCCATGCATCAGGATGTAGAGGCACTCATCAAAAGCTCTGGGGCTGTCCACAGGCAGGTAGGAGCAGTTGTAGGCAGCAATATGATTACGTTCCAGTGCAGGGCCAGCAGTCATCATGGCCCTCATGGAAGGCATGATCTTCAGCGTGACCATTGCTACATACAAGTCTGTAAATAGTTCCTTTGGCATGGAGTAGTCATGTTTGTCTTTAATAAAAACTTTATAGAAGTTGAGAAGGCGAGTGACAGTTTCTTCCCATGTCTCTCGTCTTCCCTCCTCTTCCAGCCAACGACTATATCTGGATTGATGTATGAACGATTGGTAATCAGTTGGAAGCATTCTTCTTGGTATCCTTTTTTTCATTGCTGGAAGATTTCTCTTCAGGAGGAAAAGAAAACTCTTGTTGATCTTCTTCTTGTGCTTTCCTGACTTCTAACATCAGTTGTCCCACCAATCCATTCACTTCATTGAAGGGTTTCTTTGAAAGATAGTTTAAGATAGCATTAATTAATTCTACACTTATCTTCATTGTATTATTCTCCATTATATATTTATATCAGGTCTTTCAAATTGGGTTCTTTATAATGAGTTGACTTCAAAATCTTACCATCATCTCTATAGATAGGCTTGCCATCTCCTCCCAACTTGGACATATTGGAAGCATGTACTCTATTAAAAGCTACATCAAAATTCCAACCAAACGTATCAGCAAATCCCACACAAACATATACAAGATCACAAAGCTCTTTCAGGATAGCAGCTTTATCTTTCTTGTAGTATATAGCTGCCATAACTTCTGCAAATTCTTCCTGTAAAAGTTTTATGCGTAGAGACTTTGTATCATTGAGAGGACTGAGAAGATACTCAGCATTGGTTGGATGACCAAAAGCTTTATGAAAAGTATTAAGTTTAGTTTGTAAAGTTTCAGATTTCATTTGTATCATTCCGTATCACTGGGTTTATAATTTTGCATATCCAATTCCTCTATTAATTTTTTTATATACCATTCTGCTTTCTGTATATCTTCCAAAGGAGAATTTTTGTATTTATATCTGGATATATATTTAATAATATTTCCTTGTAGATATCCTTCAAATTCTATGGAAGACATGGCATTTCTAATAAGCTCTATGGTTTCCATATTTCCTTTATTATAATGAGGAGGGTGATTGATACTATCAGACATACTATATAAAACTCCCAGTAGGTTAGCCACTAATGTAACTTTTTAAACTCAATTATATTATCCGTGTAATTAATCTTTTCTTCTGAAGATTGAGGATACTTGGCATTGAAAGAATACCGGCCAGCTTCTCTGATGGCATTCACAAAATCTTCATCATACAGATGAGACAGGATACCATATCCCAGTTCTTTAATGAGAGATATTCTCGTTTCATTTTCAGAGATATCAAATATTTGAACTACAAATTCTTCCTCATTGTCAGCTTCTTCAAATACAATAACAAGACGATTCTTGGTAGGATCATAATCTTCATCTGGAATACCAAGAAATTTCATGAAGTCCTTTTGTTTAATAGCCATATTTCATAAGCCTTTCCACTTGCCTTTCAAGAAACTCTTTTGTTTTAGGACAGTGTTCTTCCATTTCTGCAAGATCATTAGTCATTTTTTCCAATGATAATATTACTATACTATGGGATGTTAAAATAGAAATTATTTTATTTGTATCCTCCAATATTTTTTCTGAGTTTTCATCAAAGTTTAAATCTGACCAATGAGTAGTGAGAGATTTCTTATTACGGATCGTAATTATATTTCTTTCAGATAGTTTTTGTTTCTCATGAACGGTATACACATACCATACATCGGGATTAAGATCAAGGTCTTTCTCATGAACTCTCAGTTGCAGGACAACTGGCATTATGTTTCCTCTACTCTTATAGGTCTGTAAAATTTACCACCAACATAATTATTATAGTAGGCCGGTTCATCTGTACCTTTGAGTACAGTGGTAAGAACTTTTAGTTTCATTTGATAGAAGCATTCATAGTAGTTCAAACTTCTTTTGTTTTCATACTCCCCTATAATTTGAAATGCAAAATTCTTCTTTCCTATTTTTCCCATGTCAGAATTAAGATGTTTGGAAGAACCTGTATATGTTTCCCAACCGGAAGGCTTACGAGATTTCTTTTTAATACCAATAAAATATTGCTTGCACCCTACATAGGACTTCTTGGTTTTCTTATTTGTTATCTTGTATACAAAACCAAACCTATTATCAAGATCGGGAACGAAAGGTTTTCTTTTATAAGTCCAATGCATTATTCTAGTTCTTCAAATTCCTCATGAACTTCTGTGAGCCTACCTGATTCACGACCATAGTATACTCTACAGGCTGGTCCTGTCAAACCGGAAAACCTGTTCTTGATAACCCGTACTGTTGTTGTATGTCTTTCCACTTCATCCTCATGCTGCCCGTTTCTTTCCAGACCAATAACAATATCGGATAGCTGACCTATACTGGCCGATCCTCTAAGCTGGGAGAGAGACGTTACAGCCCCTTCTTCATGGCCTGTAGACATGGGTCTACGAAGATGAGATACAATGAGCAGGGCAATGTCAAGCTCTTGAACAATGGTACGCATCTTTGTCATGATCTCATCAATGGCTCTACGTTCATCAGCCACATTCTGATCAGAAACTATGATACTTATATGATCCAGTACCACATACTTACAGTTCAGAGCTTTGGCAAAGTATCGAATCCTGTTCAGGATAGAGTCAATAGCATTGGAACCAAAGTGATC